CGTTAATCCTTTGCCAAAATTTCTTGGCGTGCCTGCTGTACAGTCCTTTAATCCTAGTGGAGCTAGGGATGACTTTAAGAAGTTACTAGTGTCAGACTCAGTAAAAGAGAAAAGGTATATTGGGAAGAATGTGTGTCATGGGTTCACTAAGGCTGATTTGATTAAGATCTGGTCGCCCAAAAACAAGAGAGTTAAATCATTCTTCGATAAATTGGAGCCTAAAAAGGCCATGCATGATGTGTTAGCCTGTATGGTCTATACTGGCGAAATAAAACCAATCTGGGAACAGGCCATGCCTGTATTTAGTGGACTACTAATGTCTACCGCCCCAACTGAAGATAATATCTATTCTTTGATAGGTGTTGATAATGATCTATAAAAAAGAGTGGGTCATAGAGGAAGATGTATTCGGAGAGAACGAGGAGAAGCTCAAAGAGATTTTGGGCGATCGTCTGATCTGGATGAAGTATACCATTAATGGGCCGACGTTCTCCAAGTCTCCTGTTACAGACTACATCTTCTACGGTTCTCCCATCGTTGGTAGACGCCTCCAGAGGGGAGAAGGCTTTAAGGCCCTATCTTGGCTTTATGACAAGGTCTATGATTGTAATTACTATCTGCCTTATTTTCAGAAATTGGCCCTAAACAATCCTCATATGTTTGTTGAGTCTGGCACTTTACCTTTACTGGCTGAGTTTCTGGAGAATCCAGAGTGGTTCATTAAGGAAAACTCCGGCTATAAAACGTTCACTGGGATGGTTTCCTCGGGACCAATCGAAACTGGACTATTTCAAGACGATCTCCTCTTGCTCGCCCAGAAGAAACCGATTGAGGCCGAATGGCGATTTGTCATAAAAGACGATTCTGTCTTGACTTACTCGGCCTACGGAGACAATATGCAATGCGGCAAAGAAGCTGAGGAATTCGCAAAGACCTGCCTTTCTACTGGGTACGACCCGGCCCCAATGTGGACTCTTGACATCTGTCGCTCCGAGGGAGCGTATAAGGTACTAGAGGTAAACAGCCTGCTAAGTGCTGGCTGGTATGATTGCGATGTAAGAGCAATTGTGGAGGCTGTCGATGGGTACAACTAGAATTGTTATGTTGGCGACTTTTGTGACTTTGGGCATTTATGATGTCTGGGTATGTTCATCAGGAGATGACTCAGCCTCAATCAGTCAGTTCATTGTAGACTTCGTGAACATTAGTCCAGTAGGGTATGGAGTATGTTGCATTTTATTGGGACATTTTGGTTTTCCAATGACTTCCAAGTTTAAGACCGGAAAGTCAAAAGATTTGTAGCCGGTTCCGTCTTCTAGGACGTATTAAATAATGCCCCTAATTTCTCGCTAGGTAAAGATATGACTGAATTGTTGGTAAAGAAACGTAATGGTAAGTTTGAAGAGTTCGATGCGGAGAAGGTCAATAAGGTACTAGAATGGGCTTGTGAAGGGGTTTCGGACGTTAATCCTAGCGACGTCGCGATGAACGCCAAGCTTAGTATCTCTAACAAGATCAAGACTAAGGATATTCAGGAAGTTCTGATCCAGTCTGCTTACAATTTGATTAGTGAAGACGCTCCGAACTACCAGTTCGTCGCAGCCCGCCTTAGGTTGTATGCCCTCCGTAAAGAAGTATGGGGAGGGAATTTGCCGCCCCGTCTACTAGACCATCTCAAGAAGAATAAGAAGGTCTACGATGATGTACTCCTAGAGTCCTACTCGGAGTCCGAAATCCACAAGATTGACAAAATAATCAATCATGATAGGGATTTTCGTTTTACCCACGCGGGTATCCAGCAGATGATTGAGAAGTATCTCATCTGTGATCGGTCTACGAAGAAGATCTTTGAGACTCCCCAATTTGCCTTCATGCTTATCCCTATGGTTCTCTACGCCAACAGAGAAGACCGCATGGATCTGATCAAACAGGCATATAATTACATCTCGAAGTTCAAGATTAATCTGCCTACACCCGTTCTGTCTGGAGTGCGGTCCCGCACAAAGTACTACAGTTCTTGCGTTCTGATCGATTGTGGAGACGATCTAGATTCTATCTTTACCTCGTCTGGTGTGGCTGGTAAATATACAGCCCGCAGAAGTGGTATTGGTATGAACATGGGCAGAGTTAGGGCAAAAAATTGCCCAATCCGAGATAGTGAAGTTATCTCTACTGGCGTCGTACCATTCATGCGACTGATGGAAAACTCCGTAAAGTGTACATCCCAAAATGGGACTAGGGGCGGTGGGGCGACAATCTCATTTCCTTGGTGGCATTACGAGATTGAGGATGTGGTTGTTCTAAAGAACAATCGGGGAACCGATGATAACCGAGTCAAAAAGTTAGACTATTGCATTCAACTTGACAAGACCTTCTTCGATCGGGTTAAGAATGATGAAGATGTCACTCTGGTTTGCCCACATGAATCTGACCTGTATCAATACTGGGGGAGTAAAGAGTTTACGCAGAAATATGAAGAGGCCGAAGGTAAGTCTTTAAGACTAACAAAGACTATCAAAGCACGAGATCTGCTGTTTTTGATTGCTAAAGAGAGATTAGAAACTGGCCGAATCTACGTAATGTTCATGGATAGTTGTAATCAGTCGTCATGGGATGAGCTTATCCAGATGACCAATCTCTGCGTAGAGATCCTACAACCCGTATCTCCCCTATATTCCGTAAACGACCAGAATGGTAGAATCGGCATTTGTATTCTCTCCTCAATCAATCTAGTTGAGACTAAGCACGCAGAAATTCCCAAAGTCTGCGAAACTATCGTGAGGTTGCTCAATAGCCTCATCGATTACCAACTCTACCCATTCCCAGCAGCAGAACTCTTTTGTAAAAGAAAGAGATCCCTAGGAATCGGCATCACTAACTTTGCCGCTTGGTTGGCAGAGAATGGTATGAACCATGAGACGCCTGAATCAATTGAAGCCTCTAATGATTTGATGGAGTACATTCAGTATAACCTACTTCTCGCTTCCTCGAAGCTGGCAGACGAAAATGGTCATGCCCCAGACTTCTACGCTTCCAAGTACTCACGCGGCTGGCTCCCGATCGACAACCATTCATCTTTACCGGATGATCTCCAGTTCACACTGAAACAGGACTGGGAGTGGCTAAGAGCGGAGATTGCTAGGACTGGCCTGTTCAATTGCACTCTCTCAACAATTATGCCCGCTGAAAGTTCGAGCGTTTTACACTCGTCAACTAATGGGTTTGAGCCGATCAGAGCCTTACTCACTGAGAAGATTGCTAAGAACGGTGTGAAGAAGGTGCTAACGCCGAACTATCCCAAGAACAAGAAACAATATACGATTGCTTGGGATATGACCAGCAATTTGAATTGCATCAAGATGGCTGGTGCGTTCCAAAAGTGGGTTGATATGTCTATGAGCTTTAATACTTATCTTAACTATCAACACTATGAGAATGGGGAAATTCCAATCTCCGTGGTAGTTCAGGATATCATTAATGCTTACAAGTATGGGCTACGTACCATGTACTACAACAATACCCCAAACGACAACGAGGAAGCTGACGCTTCCTGTGCTGGCGGGAGCTGTTCTTTATGAGAAGTGTACTTAACACAATGGTGGTAGACACCACCAAGCAACCAATGTTCCTAGGAGAAGGGCTATCCCTACAACGCTATGACAAATGCAAGTATGACATATTCCTAACACTGTTCAAGAAGCAGTTGGGATTTTTCTGGCGACCCGAAGAAATCTCCCTGTCGAAAGACATTGGGGACTATAAGTTACTTAGTGAGCACGAGAGATTCATTTTCACTTCGAATCTGAAGTTCCAAACGATGATGGATTCAGTGATCGCTCGGGCTATTCCGAACCTAACTCAGTATGTGAGTCTGCCCGAATTGGAAGCCTGCATGAACATCTGGGCGGCTTTTGAAACGCTGCACAGCTACTCATACAGCTATCTCATTAACAATGTATATCCGAATCCGTCTGAAGTGCTTGACGATGTCCTAAAGGACGAGGAGATTGTTAAGAGAGCGAACTCAGTGTCGAGTGCGTTTGACGCACTTAATTTTGATGCTAGTGAGCGGCCTATCAAGGAAAGAATCTATTTGGGCCTAATGGCTACCAACATTCTTGAGGCTGTTAGATTCTATGTAAGCTTCGCTTGTGCTCTAGCATTTGAGCAGAATAATAAGATGTGCGGTAACGCACAGATTATCAAGCTGATTCGTAACGACGAAGCCTGTCATATGTCCATTACTCAGACCATCTTACGACTAATGCGGGACCATGAGCAAGAAGGCTTCCAAGAGGTGGCGAAGGCCTGCAAGGCCGAAGCCACCTCCATGTTCCTTGAGGCTGCTGTCGAAGAAAAGGCTTGGGCCTCCTACCTATTTAAAGACGGTGGGATGATCGGCCTCAATGAGAAGATTATGCATCAGTACATCGAATCCTTGGTAGACAAGAGACTCGTAGGTGCTGGTCTTGAGAAGCATTTTGGTACTAAGAACCCAATCAGTTGGCTAGAAGCCGACAGTAAAGGCAAACAGACTGCCCCACAAGAGCAAGAGATTATCTCCTACAAAATTGGGGCATACAAGAACGACCTATCTAACGCTACACTGGAGTGGTGATGGTAAGAATAACCGATCATGTGAATGACGAGCAGCTCTTAGAGATCCTCTTAGAGAATCAATCTATACAAGACTATCGGATGGAAGGTCTAAGTGGGGAACTAATAACTCTCTACTGCATGAATAGGGTCGGAGTCGATTCTCCATTTAGTGTAGTATACGAAGAAATCTGTAGTCTCATCAATGGGTACATTACTTCAAAATTAGTAGAGGATGGCTTGATAGAGCCAGAATTTACTGACAATGGAATAGAGTATACCTGTACTACAGAAGGTCTTAAGCTTTCAGAAATGTACGCCAAATTAAGGGGTTCAGATGACACGTCGAAGAACTAAAACAGAAGCAAGTATTCCCTACTCTCCCTCTCCCAAATATAAATTGATTAAGCCCAAAACGCTCAATCAAAGGGATTATGTTTCTTCGATCATAAATAATGATGTCACTATCTGCTCTGGCCCATCTGGTAGCGGGAAATCACTGGTAGCTCTGTCTACTGCTATTTCTCACATGTCAGACCCGAATAAGCCCCACGAAAAGATCTATGTTACTAGGCCGATGATCTCTACCTCTACTAAAGATTTCCCATGGATCAAGGGGAGCCTTATCGATAAGCTAAAGCCATGGTTCGCCCCAATTCTGGCCAATCTGGAAGAGTTGATTGGGGCTAAGTACGAGCTAGAAAAGCTCCTTGAGTCCGAAACCATCTGTCTTCAAGCTATTGAGCTAATGAGGGGTTTCACCTATAAGAATTGTTTTGTCCTGATCACTGAAGCTCAAAACATGACCGTGCCGCAAGCGGTAATGGCCATTACGAGAATTGGGGAAAACTGCAAGATGGTTTTTGAGGGCGATACGGATCAGAAAGACCTTCGTGGAGAAGAAGATGGACTATCATATCTCAAGAGGAAGCTCTTTGACTCACCAGACTTGTGTGGTATGGTCAATCTCGATTCATCAGACATCCTCCGTCATCCACTCATTGGTAGAATCCTAGAACAACTCGATTACAGAGGTCTCGGCTCATATTAGGAGCTATCATGATATTCCGCCTATTTCAGGATGGCGTACAGATAAAGACTAGGTCCAACAAGGATAATGTCTATATGTCGCTCAAGAATGCCAAGATAGCACTTAAAAACTATCTTACTAGGGTGAATAAGAAAGTGCCGCAGAAGAATCTACAGATCAAGGCAGAGAACTGCGAGATTATAGGTTTTGATCTAGTTGAGAAGGTCAAGTACTCGCTATGAGATTTCTAGTATTATTTATCTGTCTAGTGTCCGTCTTTGATATTTATCTTACCGTCAAATATGCCGACAGCCTCCATATATTTGAGCAGAATCTGGTAGCCAGAATGCTGATCTATAAGGAAGATTCCCCTATTTGTCCTCCAACTATATTTAGTCAGGAAGACCCCAAAATAGATGTTTCGAAGCTGGTCGCATTTAAGTGTATCGGACTCTTGGCCGCTGCAGATATCCTTGAGTGGATGGTCAGGAAAAACACTAGATGGAGCCTATCTGTTATATGGATTATGGCTTTCATCCAATCATGCCTTCTCTTTTACTTGGTCATATAATGCCACAATACGAATATGCATGCTCTGCATGTCAACATCAGTTTGAAACCTATCAGGGGGTGAAAGACCCAGCAAAAAAGAAGTGTCCTCAGTGTAAGAAGATGGGGCTGCAGCGGCTAATCTTTCCCGCTATGGGGCAGGTCAAGACCATTCGAACTCTGGGCCAATTAGCAGAGAAGAACACTAAGAAAGCTGGGTCTTCTATACAGTCGGCAGAAGAAGACAGAAAGATCGCAGCGAAAGCTAAGATCAAAGAGATCAACCAGATTAACAACATGACCGAAAAACAGAAAATCAAATTCATAGAAGGTAAGTAATGACTCAGTTCATCAGCGATCCATCCCAAATCAACAAGACGGTTGTCGTGACTAAGTGTTTCGGCCAAGCCGGAAAAGAATGCACTCATGAAAAGGCCATTCTGATGTCCGTAACATCGGATGGAAGAAGTGCTTATAAGGCCCTAGTACATAATGGGTCTCTATACGATCCAACCTCGATTAAGTTTCCACGAGAGAGACTTTATCAGAATGTGACCAAGGCGTGTTTCGACAAGTTCCTACTAGCTCTAACTTCAGGCGATTATCAAGATTATGAAAAAGCAACCCGCGAATACCGAAAGTCTGAATAAGATTCAAAAGTTCTACATCGCCCACCACAAGTCGAGAGACATCAAGACTTTAGCTAGTGATGTTGGATCGACTGTGAAGCTCGTAAGAGCCTTCCTTAAGTCTCTCGAAAAGAGGGAGGCTAAGAAGGTGGCAGAGGCCGAAAAGGCCGAAGCTAATAAGCCACCAGACGCCGGGGTCAGACCAGTCAAGATCGATGACCTGATGATGAAGAATAAGAAGCGTGGTGCTGTCGTGATGACCCAAGCAGCTTCTGAAATGGGTGATGCTACTCGGACTACTCGAATGTCCCCTAGATTGTCTCAAAATGTCCAAAAGATACGACCAGAGTGATCTAAGACCGTTTCCCTCAATGTATAAAGAGGGATGCGTCACAGTAGACAACTACATAGCAGAAATGTTGTTCAAGAGGAGGGCCGAATTTAGCAAGTCGGCTCTTCCTCAGTCTTTCTGGAACAATCCTAAGTTCAAAAAGGCTTATCAGCTTGAGATAATGCGAATAAACAAGCTCCTTGAGAGGGTTTGCTCATCATGCATTATCAAAGCATTTAAGCAGACTAATGCTTGTTCTGTTAAGAATCCGCAATTGGTCGCTCTGGCTGAAAAATTTCAGCAAGAGATGGAAGATAGTCAAAAGATTATCGAGAAGTCAGTAGAAGAGATAAAGACACCGACTAAACCGTTTGGCAAAGTTAATAGATTGAGTGAGTTATAATGGCTAAGAAAGCGAAGAGCGAAGCTGAAGTTGATTCTGGCGATCTTGGTATGGCCGCTATCAAGAAGAAGTATGGTGACATTGTTCGTCGTGGCTGCGACATCTTCGATGAAAAATCTAACAAGAAATGTGTTAGCGTTAGCCCGGCCTATGATCTAGGACTCAATGGTGGAATTTTAGAAGGTAGCTGGACAGTTGTTTCTGGTGTCGAAAAGTGCGGCAAGAGTAGTCTATGTCTGCAGATTATCGCCAATGCCCAAAAGCAGGGGAGAAGGGGTATTTATGCAGATGCTGAGAGTAGAATCAAGGCATATAACCTTTCTGGCACACACGGTTTAAGCCGTCAGGATCTTGAGATTATCAGCGGCAAGGACGAAGATTTGTCTGCTGAAGATATCCTCAACACTGTCAACGATATGATTCGTATTCCTAAGAATCGTGGTAGTGTCTGTGTAATCGACTCAACATCTTCACTTCTTCCAAGAGATGAGATGGACGCAGATGTATCTGGCAAACTCAGAGCACAGCTCCCTAAGTGCCTATCACACTTCATAAAGAAGAATGCTCAGGTGGTTGTGAGAAATGACATCCTGATGATCCTTATCACTCACTATATCACAAATACAAGTGGATATGGTAAGCACAAGATTCCCGACTGCGGTGTGATGGTTCAATATCAGGCAGACAATAGGCTCAACTTCACCCATGTAGAACCTTGGGAAGAGGGCGGTAAAAAGATAGGCCAAAAGAGCACATGTGATATTAGTTGTTCCGCCATGGGAGCGTCTGGCAACACTGTGACATCATACCTTAGGTTTGGTCATGGTATTGACTCAACAAAAGAGTATATCGAACTTGGTGAATCATTTGGTCTGATCGAGAAAGCTGGAGCATGGTTCACTATGCCATTTTTGGCAGGGCATCCAGAATTATCTGCTGCTGCTGAGCAAAAATTTCAGGGACAACAGAAGGTGTATGATTTCATCTCCTCCAATCCTGACGCTGGAGAATTTCTCAAGAAGGAGATTGTCTCATTGCTCGCTTAGTAATGGGGCTAGATGGGAAAGAACATAAGCTCATCCTGCAATCCACCAAACGGAAGAGTAGGGCTAAGTCAGCCCCTCACCAAAAAGCCCTTTCTCTTTTACTGGAGATCTTGCCCGGAGTCGTTATCTTTGAAGAGGTAACACTGCCGGGCTGCGGGCTTTATCTGGACATATTCCTACCGTCTATATCTCTTGCTGTTGAAGTACATGGTAGGCAGCACTATGAGTTCGTCCCATTCTTTCACAAGACTAAGGCCGACTTTCTCTTAGCTCGCAAAAGAGATCGAGACAAATTAGAGTGGTGCAATCTAAATGATATTACATTGGTGGCTTTGCCACATGATGAGGAAGACAAATGGAAGAACTTGATAAGTTCAGCGATATCACAGGGCTGAAAGAACTCACCTCCTTCATTGATCGATACTGCCTTGAGTTCATGACACCTGATTGTAGCTTCGATCCTGTCGTCCAGACGATTCTGGATATGCCGCACGAGGACTTGATCTCCCTCTCTTCAGACGAAGCCTATGCTGGAGCTTTTAAGCTCCACTCCTATTGCATCTTCGTTCGTAAAGAGACCGACAAATGCATCGCTAAGAGAAGCTGGTGCGAAGAGATACTTCATAACATTGTTGCCAGAAACTGGTCTAATCATTCAGAGTATATGAAATATGAAGTGAAAAGACAGGCAATCATTGCAGAAGATACCTTTGCTGTTAAGGTAGAGAAAATGAGAATTTACCTTACTTCTGTTATTTGTCAGGCCGACCAGAAGTTGGATTCAGTAAAAAGAATGGCCGATATCCTCCAAGACATTGGAAAGAAGAGATCTTATGATAGATAAGCTTAAGCTGGCAATCGACAAAAAGGATTGGTCGCTTGTAATTGAATTTTACAAGCAACTAACGGGAATTAATCCAGATGGCCATGAAGTAGTTCCGACCCCAAGCAAGCCTCGGAAAGTTGCTGAGACAGTCCGGAAAAACGACTTTCAAGACTTTACAATGCGGCCAGTCCAGACCAATCTCAAAAAGACCGCCAAGGCAGCGAAGAAGGTTATCGCCCCAAAAAAAACAAAACATGGCGGGAAAAAGAGCCCTGCAAGGGCTAAGCAGATTGAGTTCATCGACACTGGAGAGGCCCCAGACGAGCCGGGAGCAGACCAGATCAACGATAATGTCGCTTTGACCCCTAGAAACCGTAAGCCATTTAAGCCCGTAACAATGGAGTGCATTTTATGTAAGAGCAAAGAAACAGTTGCTCCTCTCTTCAAAAGAGATAAAGATACCTACAAGTGCAATAGTTGTCTATCTAAAGGGAAAATAAATGGACCTGAGTAATGTAGCTAGCGAGCGGGCAGTTTTAGCTGGCATATGCTCTCATGGGGTTGATTGCTACCTTGATACAGAGGCCTTCCTTGAGGAAGGCACATTCACT